CCCGGTGTTCCTGTTCCCGGTGTTCCAGTCCCCGGTGTTGCAGTCCCCGGTGTTCCTGTTCCCGGTGTTCCAGTCCCCGGTGTTGCAGCGACCCGTGCAATTCTTTCCAATATTGACGATTCGCAACACTTCATCCCACGGGATTTCACGCACGATTTCCAGTTTGTCGGTGCATGACTTGTCACCGTCTGTTCTTACCTCACCATAGGCAATGACTTCTGCAACCTTGTTTTCACTGTTGAAACTGTAATAATTGAAACAGTCGGCAGCAGTCTGACAGAAGTGCATACCATGACCGCAAACATCAAGTTCCCCTTCTTCCTCAAATTTTCCGGGGCAAGTGTACTGTTTAGTGTTGCCGTTAGGTGAACAAGTCCAATCAGGTCTGAACACTTTGAACCCATGCACCACATTCTGAACTGTCTTATTCTCCATCTTTCTGTACCTCACCTTTCTGTTCTGTCAACGCTTTGTATTCATCAAGTAATGCTTTCATTTCCGGGTCTTTCTCCGAAAACATTTCAAGCACTGCCATACGCTGCAACTTATTGATTCTTACATCCATAGCAGTTTTTAATTCTGACACACGTTTTCTTGATGCAATGCGGTTTTCATATGTACCCATATCAACCTTTGTGACGATCTCACGACCATTTGCAACCCTTGAAATAGTGTCATCAATACTTGCAATCTTTGCGACTGCCAAACCGTGATGCCCTGTTTTAACTACTACCACATCACCAACTTCAAAATTGTCATACATTGCGTACTTTGACATACACACCTGTTCTTTTTCATTGTCATTCAGGAAAGATACCTGTACGGTTTTATAATCTCCAAACATTTCTTCATCCTCACTTTCTTCAATTTCAAATAAAATAATTTGATTTTTTCTTAACCAATAGCAGCCGTATTGACTGTTATGGTTTTTGTGACCTTCAACCATCACACCGAAAATACCTTTATATTCTCTTGTGATTACACCACTTAACCCTTCAAGTTTGCTGCTTCTGCAAGAAATGATCTTTACTTTGTCACCTATCTGCATAAGATCACCGCCTTATATGGCAATTCCTTCAATTTCTGCAAAACGCTTTGCATTGATGAAATATGACCAACGGTGTTCACTGGTATGAATCGCATACCCCCAAGGGAAAACGCCCTGTTGTAACCCAAGTGCTATTGTGTTGGTGTGTTTGTGCATCAACTTAGCAACTTCATGTACCGTCAAGGTTGGGATGCCATCTTCACACTTGGAAGGTTTGAATGTCACCGGGGTTTCTTCCTGTTCAAAATAGTCAGGGGTAAGTCCAAGTGATACTGCAATATCACTTTGAACCTGTTCTGACGGTGTGGTCTTGTCATTCAGGTACATACTGATTGACCCCTTACTTTTCCCGGTCAATCCAACAACCTGTGCCTGATTGATTCCTAACTGCCGCATAGCCTGTTTCAACTTTTCGCTGAATTTCATAATTTATCACCTATCCTTTCTTTGAGTTAAGAAGTCTTAACTTTTTCAGTAAAAAAATATAGTGGAATAAATTCCACCGAAACACCAAGGACTTCACACGCCTTGTTCATTTCAGATGCAGTGAGCTGAACTGTTCCGTTCAATTTTGCAGATAATGTCACGGTTGACATTCCCATTGCTTTAGCAAACTTTGCCTGTGTTCCAAACACTTCCTTGATTTTTCCTCTTAACTTTGAATAATCAAACACTTTCTTCACCTTCCTTTTCATTATCAGGGAACGCATTGTTGTTATACTGTTTCCTGATCGTTATTCTAACAACCCCTGATTCCAACTGTTCAAATGATGTTTCCTTGAACTTCTGCGGTTTGCCTTTTTTCAGGCTTTCTATGTATGCAAGATATTCAAGTTTGGTTGGAAATTCAAGAATCTGTTCAATCCATGCTGCAACTATTTTTTTCACATAACCACCTTCTTTCTACTGTGCTGCATCTTCCAGTGAAGAAATGATTTCATCAATACTATCTTTCAGATCAGATAAACCATCCTTTGCTGTTTCTAAAGAATCACACGCATTATCTGCTTGTTCATACCGCTCTGAACCCTGTAGATTTTCCGGCATATTATCACGGTATTCAATTTCTTCATCCTGAATACTTTCAACATCAGATTCAAGACTTTCCAAGTCATTCTGCAAACTTGTTAATTTGTCAATGACTTCCTGAATGTTCTTTCTTCTTAACTTGTTCATTGTTTCCCCTTTCCGTGCCGGGTGCTATGCTGCAACCCGGCATCTTGTAAGTTCAGTTTGTTTGATTCCTCTGAACTCTGTATGTGCTTTCACTGTACCAGTGATTGACATTTCATCGGTTGTATCATCAAGATACTTTCCTGTTTTCCATGTATAAACATTTCCGTCTGCACCTATAAGTTTGTATATGCGGGTAATACCAAAATCGGTTTCCCAACTGGTTACACATTTAACTGACTGAATCTTCACTGTAATTCTGTCAGAAATTTCACCAACAAATTCAGATGACTGTTCTACACTCTGAACCGCTTTTCTTTTTGCAGTCCGTTCTAAATCCCTATCATACGCCGGAAACAATGAAGCATATAACCCAAAGTTACCTTTGACATATTCAAGACTGCAAGCGGTTTTCAGATTGTGAATATAGTTATTGTTTTCTTCCTGTTCAGAAACCCATACAAGGGCATTTGATACAAGTTCAACTGATGACTGGTTGTCAATGTCAAAATTCACTGATTCCATTTTATCAATTAAATCTTGTAAGTATTCTTTTGTGACTGCCCGCCCATGTGCTGCATCATAAAAATCTATTGCCTGTGAAGCGGTGCTTATACCTTCATCAGATGATCTTGTATATCCAAAATGTCTGATTGTTTCAGCAACATATAAAAGATATTCTTTTGTGCTGACATATCTTTGAAAAGCACAACCCGGTTCAGGTGTTTCCCCTTCAATCAATGTATCAAACAGGCTCATATATTGTGTGACTGCTTCTGCACTCATACCGTGGGTAAAATCTTTCAGGCAACTTTTTCCAACCTGTTTGAACTCACCTGTTTTCTTATTTCTCACAATATATGTATTCTTGCGGAATCTCTTACTGTTGCAATGTTCACACATTGGTCTTGTGGTATAATATCGTTCAGGTACTTCTACCCCGGCAACACCTGTGATGATATTACCATTTTCTGTATGTTCAAGTTCTGCTATGAACTCCCAGTCATTGATGATTGCAGTTCCTTCCGCTTCTACCAATACGAAGCGGGCAGTGTATTTGTTTCCTTTTTCATCTTTCAATTCTCTGAACTCTTCACCAGTCTGTTCATAATGGAAATCACAACCGTATGCTTTGCACTTGTTAGAAATACGCTTCAACTTCTTTTCAAGTCTATCAATATTACCTTCATATATTGCATACTTCATAGCCTTACCATTTCCTTTCCCAGTTCCTTCAAAAAGTTGTCTATTGTCAGCACACCTTAGTACAATCAAGGGTGTCTTTCCTTTATCAGATTTCACATTAAAATCTGAAAACCTGTTACACATCATTGAACTTTTTGAACGGTGCTGTTCAAACCGCCGGGGTTTCACATTAAAACCACCAAAACTTGTTGACCGACACACAATAGACAATTTTTTGAAAGAACTGAAATCCTATTCCTTGGTTCTTTTCCCCGGAACTGCTGCAACAGTTCTTTTTGAAATAGTCAGGAAGTCGGGGAACTTCCTGACCTGTGAAACAAAGTGCTGTGTCATCTCGTGCGGTTGATTCTTCCACTTAACGGTTTCTTGTTTTAGGGGTAAAGTGCCGATTGGTTCAGCCTGTCCGCTTTCTTCAAATAGTGCGGTACACTGTGCTTTCTTGCCCTACCGTTCCTGTTTTCTTCAACTACTTTGACGGGTCATGTTTATTCTTCACACGCTCTATCTGCTATCCGGCAGCCTGACCACCATGTCACTTGCGTGTAGCCCTATCGCTTCACCCGTGTCCTTCCTACTTGCTTTGTTTCTGTAAGTTAAGAACTCTTAACTTGGCTTTATCTTATCACCAGTGGAAAGATATGTCAACACTTATTTTTAAGTTTTCTTAACTTTTTTTCAAGTTTGATTGAAAAAGTCTTAACTTTGCTTTATAATGGGGGTGAACAATAATATATAAGAAAGGGGTGTTCACTAATGCCTGATACATTTCAGCACCGCTTTATTGAAGCAATGAACATCAGAGGATTACGACAGGTTGATGTTGCGGAAAGGTCAGGACTTGATAAGGCACAAATCAGCCAATATAAAAACGGTAAATATGAACCAATGCAAGATGCACTGTATAAATTGGCACAAGCCTTGAATGTCAATGTTGCTTGGCTTATGGGGCATGATGTACCAATGGAAATAAACAGGAAGGAACTGGAACAGAAGGAACGGGTTTGTGATCTGCTTGAAAAGTGTTACGGTTCAGGTGCGTACGAACTGGTTGAACTGTTTGCCAAGTTGAATGAAATTGGTAAAAATAAGATCATGGAAGAATTGCGTGATACAGTTGCACTACCAAAATATACTGTCAAGGAAAAAAGGGACGGTCAAAAAATGGCATAATTTTCCAACAGTCAGGTAATATCATTCATGTCAGTTTCAGATAGTTACGGTTGGTTACGCTTTGGGTTACGGTTCTAAAGCGTTGATTTTACGGCAAAGTTACGGTTGTTACGGTTACAGTTAAGTTTTCTTATATAAGTTTTTACATATATACTAAATTAAAAATAAAAAAGTAAAAATATAAGAATAAGAACATCAACCGTAACCGTAACCACACACCAAGAAAGGAAGGTAAAAGTATATGTTTGGAAAGAAAAAAGAATCAGGTACACCAGTAATGCATTATGAAGGAATTGAAGGGTTTGCGACTGATTACCCTTGCAGAATTGAAGTAAAAGGTGATGTGTTTGAGATCAGAAGAATCAAACCTGAAACTACGGTTACACTTCCAATGAATAGAATCAAGTCATTTTCAGCACTGGAAGAAAAGAATTTCATGCAGAAGTATCACGGTACTGCCCGGACAACAGGAAAGTCAGGAATCAACAAGTATTACTTGGTTGTAGAATATGACAAAGGGATGCTTGCTTTTTGGGGAACTGCAAAAGAATATAAACAGTTCATTGCACTTCAATATGCAACCAATACGGCAGCACCTTCACACATTGAATTATAACTGAACAAAAATGAACCCCAACCGTTGCAGCGGTCAGGGGTTCTTATAACTCTATACCAAGGAATAGGATGATATAGGCTATGCAACCCTAATTATATCATCCATTCCTTGAAATTTCAATCAGGAAGGAATGATATACATGGGAAGAAGAAACCCAAACGGTTACGGATGCGTAACCAAACTAAAAGGTCATAGGTCACGCCCTTGGGTTGCCAAGGTGACAATCTATGATGAAGAAGGACACGCCAAACAGTCACCAATAGGTTATGCTGAATCAGAAGAAAAGGCGAACATTCTATTGGCTGAATATAACAACAACCCTTGGGATATTGACCGGGAAAAGGTGACCTTGGTTGTACTTTATCAGCGTTGGTCTGAAATCAAGTTACCAAGGTTAGGAAAATCAAATCAGCAGTCCTTGCGTTCAGCGTTCAAACACTGTTCCAAATACTACGGTGTGAAGTACAGGTCAATGAAATCCTATCAGATGCAAGACTGCATTGACAACTGCGGGTGTGCATACTCTACACAATGGGCGATCAAGAACTTGTTCGGACACCTTGACAGGTTTGCATTTGAAATTGACCTGATAGATAAAATGTATTCACAAATAACTACCGCCCCACCGATACCTGAAACAACCCGTGAACCGTTCACGCCTGAACAGATTGATATGCTGTGGAAAATAAAAGATGACCCTTGGGTCAACACTGTGCTGATCTACATATATACGGGGTTCAGATTACAGGAATTGTTGGGAATGAAAACTGAACAGGTAAACATCAAGGACTGGTACTTTGAAGGTGGAATCAAGACCGCTGCCGGAAAATGCCGTATTGTTCCGATACATGACCGTATCAAACCATTTGTGAAAGCACTGGTTGATGAAGGGAACAAGTATCTATTCACCTATCAGGGCAAAAAGTTCAGTCAGGCAAATTACTATAAGTGTTGGGGTGAAGTCATGGAAAAGATAGGTGCAGACAAGACCCCGCATGAAGCACGGCACACCTTTGAAACACTTCTTGACAACGCCAAAGGAAACAGGAAATGTATTGATATGTTAATGGGTCATAAGTCAAAGGATGTAGGAAACCGGGTGTATAATCACAAGACAATTCAGCAGTTACGGGAAACCATTGCCCTATTAAAATAA